AATTGTCGGCAATCGTATAGCGCTCATCAGCAACAGGAACAGCTTCAATTGCGCCGAACTTGGGATAATAATAATTATACAGTGGTGACTTGTACTCTACTTCCAAGCGCGGGCTTGTGGTGTCATCTGGTTTGCTGTATGCACCATACCCGCGGCCATAGGTGGCAAAGCTTGTGTTGTCAGTCTGAATCTCTGCTGTGTCCAGATTGAACTTTTTGCGAACTATGGTGGAAAGATCAGACCCCATAGCCGGAACGACATGAACAACTGTACCTTCAACGGAGAACTCGACTTTCGCTTGGTCGATGATGTCATTGAAAAGCGATAGACGATTGCTCATTCCCCAGTCTTGCTTTTCAAAAGCCGCAACCGATGCTGTATTATCATACGTGTAACCAGTACCAGCAAAGAGAGCGTCAAGATAGCTGGCGAACGGGTGCGAGCCGTTCCATTTTTCGTAAAAGCCAGTCTTGCTCATCTTGTAAAAGAATGCCTGAACCGCGCTAAAAGCAACCGTGTTCTCTTTGTCATTCTTAGTGTACGTGACAACAACGTATTCTTCACCAAGAAACGATAGCGTCCATCCTTTGGCGATGTTTGCCTTAACATCTTGGCCAAAATAGATTGTCCCAGATAATGACTTCTCACCATTCACCGCATCGGTTTTCTCAATCTCGCACTGGGCTTGATATTCATTATTCTCAACGTCTGTGAATGTAATCAATAATCACGCCTCCTATGCGTACAGATTTTGGAAACCAAGAATTCGGACTGTGCCCGGTACATTACAAGTGATTCGGTTCGGCTTATCTGGTTGCAAAACGAAGTAGGCTTTGTTCGTCTTGCTGACGATACTAAGCCCATTTTGGGTATAACTAAATCCATTAAGCAAAAACACGTCACCAGTGGCAACGGCATTGCTAGAAGTAAGTTCAGTATCATCGATCTTGAACGACAGCGAAGATGACGAACCAGTCGCAGTTAGCTGAACAGTGAATCCTTGCTCGAGCTGATTACATGGGACAGTTCCTCGGTATGGGACGTTGTTGCTAACATCAATATCGGCCGGTGGTGTTTCACCGTAAGGCAACTTCATCGTCTTGAATTCGGCAGTTAGCTTATACAAAAGTGTCCCATTGACATTGCCAACTAGCTCTATCTTAGGTGCTTCGGTGTAAACGAGGAACCGCTTGTGAGACGGATAGTCGCTCAGCTTGTCGTAGTATCCACCAGACGTCTCACCCGGCCGTTCCATGGCAATGCTAGGCGTTGTTTTGAGCTGGGTAATGTAATACCCGTCTGGGTCGGAAAGCAGCGCATACAGCTTCTCACGAAGCATTTCTTCTTCATCCATGTCGTCAGCACGGTAGTAACCGGTAATATCAATCGTTTTGTCGGTATGCCAGCCTCCAAAGTCGATATTACCGTTGCGCTGGTCAAGCTGCTTGCTGTTTCGAGTGACAGATGGTGCTGACTCCTCGAATTCAGTTATCAGCACCTTGTATTGGCTTAGGTAGTAGCGGCTACCATCAAGCTTTTCAACTAATAGATCCATGTACTACCCTCCAATCGGTCGAAAGTAGCTGCTAACGGCTGCGTCATTAGCGTCCGCTTCCTTGACCATGCTATTAATGCCATTCTTATCAACGTTGTTTTGAACGTAAATGTTAGGCGTGATTCGTTCGCTTGCATCAATTGACTGAGTGACGTCTCCAGAGCTGAATTGCGTGCCAGCCATGGACAAGTTGCTGATATTTGCCGACATGTTGTCAGAAATATCGCTTGCCATGCCGGAAACTGTCTTTTGAACAGCCCCGAATGATTTTTGCAGCCCTTGATTCAAGCCACCCATGATTGCATTACCAGCTGGGATTAACAGCTTGGCATCGTAGCTAATAGGCCCTTTGTGTTGGCGAATCCAAGAAGCAATACCGCCAACAAATGATTGAACCTTACTCCAAGCGGCAGTTAGGCCGCTGAAAAAGCTATCCATGATAGCACGCCCAGCATCAAGCAGATTAATGTTTCGGAGTGCGTTGAACCCATTCCGGATTCCATTCACAACATTGGAAACAATTCCTGTAAAACCGCTCCAAACGCTTCTGGCTCCATTCACAATGTTGCTGGCGGCTCCCATTACAATTGATCTGATACTACTCCACGCTGATGAGAAGAAGGAAGTGATTCCGCTCCAAAGTCCTGAAAAGAAACCGGGAAGAGCATTCCATATGCCCTCAGCAGCGCTAACTGTGCCACTCCATAAACCAGAAAGAAAAGAAGCAACACTATTCCAAATGGACTCAGCGGTGGAGACAATGCCATTCCACAATCCACTGAAGAATGAACCAAGCGCGTTCCAGATTGCAGAAGCGCCTGAAACAATACCATTCCAGACTGCTTCGATAACAGACGTGAATAGATTCCATGCCGTTTGGGCATAAGTTGTAATCAAATCCCATATTCCTGAGAAGTATGTGACAAGCCCAGTCCAAATCTGGCTGGCTGCTGTAACAATACTTGTCCAGATAAGCTGAAGGTCAGCCCCCAACTGTGTCCAACTTCCCGTAAGAAAATCTAGCACGATCAGAATAGGACCCATAATGACAGCTTTCAGCATATTCCAAACACCAGTGGCAATTGATACAATTCCTTGCCATATTGTCGTTAACGCAGGTCCAAATGTGTTCCAAATACCAGTAGCCACGGACACGATCCCTTGCCATAGCCCAGAGAAGAATGAGCTGATTCCGCCCCAAACGCTTGTCGCAATATTGACAATTCCACTCCATGTCCCAGAAAGAAATGATGTTAATCCGTTCCATGCGCTTGTGGCACCATTAACAATGCCATTCCATAAGTTGCTGAAGAACGTGGTTACTGAATTCCATCCATTTTGAACGCCCTTAGCAGCATTGCTGAAAGTTTTAGTTATGCCGCTCCACAAACCGCTAAAGAATGAAGCCAGACCATTCCACATGCTCTTTAGTCCAGAAACAAATTCAGACCAGATCTTTTGACCCGTTTTTGTTTGAGTGAAAAAGTACACCAGACCTGCCACAAGAGCTGCAATAGCAACGATAATGGTCACAACCGGGTTTGCCGCCATTAATCCCCACATGGCTTTGATGCCACCGCCAACAGCTTTGACAGCACCAACAATTGATTTGAAACTGACAATTATTTTCCCGATACCACTAGTTAAAAGGCCAAACACAATAAGAACACCGGCAATAATGGGTGACATAGCGATAAGGCCCTTAATGAACGATTGCAATGGACCATTTGTATTATTTAACCAGGTTGCAAATCCTCCGAGCGCATTAGCTACCGATTGAATTTGAGGAGCGATAGATCCAATTGAAGTTTTGATTACTGCATCAAAAGCATCCTTCATCTGTGCGAGTGACTGGCCAACGTTCTTTGTCATATTGGCAGAGTTGTCTGATAAATATTTGTTTGCAGCCTTGGCAGAGCTGCTTACTTTTCCTAGAGAATCAGAGTAAGCATCCCAACCGGATTTGCCGCTTTTGGTTTTCTTCTCTGTCTGGATCAGAAGCGGCAGCATTGCTTTAGCACCAGCGGCACCATACAGATTGGTCAGAGCGGCTACCTTTTGAGACTGACTCATGCCATCAGTCGCTTTTGCAACTTCTTTAAGAATTTGTGGGAACGGCTTAAATTTACCTTGAGCATCTGTGTAAGTGATTCCCAATTCTTGCATTTCTCCGGCAGCCACCTTTGACGGGCGTGCCATCAGAGTTAATGCGTGAGCCAAGTCTTGAGAACCTTGTGCCGCTCCTAAACCAGCATTGCTCATTAAGCCGATGGCGGTTGATGTGTCTTTGATGCCAATGCCCAATGTGGCAGCAGTTGAACCAACGTTAGCAAACGCTTGTCCCATGTCTTCAACTTCGGCATTAGACATGTTCGCATTTAAGGCCAAGATAGCTGAATCTTTAGCAGCATTTTTAGCGCCTCCACCCCAAATGTTCATTGCTTGCTGGACAGTTGTAGCAGTACCCGCTAGATCAGCTCCGGCAACCGCAGAAGCCTTGGCAATAGCTGGAAACTCCGTTTTTAGGTCCTTGATTGATGCACCGTTACGAGCCATTTCAATCATCGCATTGCCGGCATCTTCAGCACTGATGGGTAAAGTTTTACCTAATGAAAGTGCTTCTGTTTCGAGATCCTTCATATCACCCTTAAGCGACTTGTTACTGGAACCAGCAATGACGGCTGCCTTGTTGATTGACTCTTGGAAAGTGCCATAGCTTTTGATAGCTCCGGCTGCCATAGCGCCTACAGCAACTCCCGCAATCGTGCTCGCTTTGCCGATGCTTGCCATAGCTCCACCGACTCGTTGACCTGCATTAGAAGCAGCGTCAGTGCCAGCTTTGACTGAGGTCGCTAGACTTCCCATTGCCGCTTGAAATGGTGCGATGTTTGCTGTGAATGTTGCGACTACGTTTGCCATTAGCTACCACCTCCAAATGCGGCATTGAGTTTCTTGATCATTTCTACATCAGGCTTTCTTTCTCGATTGCCATTGCGTTTGAGTATCTTTTGTTCGGCCTTATCAATATTCTTGTATCCGGTCTTCACTGACCGCTTCGGGTTCTTTGCGTTTTGAATATTGGCAATATTGACGGCAAGTTCCATCAGATCACGGCGCATATCGACATCACGCAAAAAAGACCCTTCCAACATCGAACGGGCTTCCCACATGTACAAACCGAATGGCATATCGGGATCATATATCCCGTGACGGGCAAAGTCGGTTAAGAGAGACTCTTCTTCATTGCGTCCAGGGTATCCTTGGTCGCTGCTTCTTGAATCTTCTCTTCGGCTGTCTTGTTCTTCTTGTCCGTCAATGCTTTCCCGTATTTTTCGGTCAAGTTCAGCCAGCGTTGTGCTGCGTGTTTGAAAAAACCAGATTTATGAAGCTCCTGCTCAACTTCTTTGAATAGTTCTTGCGACTTGCCGTCTTCTTCGGCCTTGTCGAGTGCGTCCATAATGTCATCATCTGTGTAGGACTTTGGCAGCAACACGCGTAATGCTTTGAACAATGCCATATCATCATCAGTCACGAATGCCAGCCAGATTGAGCTTGCACCATCGTTGGCACCTTCCGCAGAGCTATACAGCTTGTTTGCCCGAAACAGCGCACGGAAATTGAACTTAGTTTCTACTGGTTGACCTTTTACCGTAATTTCTAACATGAATATCCTCCTAAATTATCGTCTCAGATCGGCCGTAGCCTACTCGTCTCTGTGTGCGATTAATTAAACGTGCGAAGTGGTTGTGGTGGTGGTAGTAGTTGATGCTTTCGTGGTAGTCGTTGTAGTAGCACTGCCGTCCGCAAATTCGCCTTGCTTTTCGCCCGGGCGTTCGAATGCATAGAGCTGATCGAGCATTTTTACCTGCTCATCTGAAAGTGGGAACGTGCCCGGTGTACCGTCTTGGTTTTTGTCAGCAAGTTTGCCGATGATGTTCAAAGTGAAGTCAATCTCGGAGAAACTGTCTTCATCTGAAATGTCGGCACTATCAACAACACCGTACCCAAACATCGCTGGATAAGCCTTGTGGTCGCCTTCAACAACGGCCAGACGTTCATCAACAATGACGCGCCATACCTTAACCTGACGGCCTTCATGCTTAGCGTCAATAA